TCTTCATAATCGCATAACGATATTGAAACTGAAAAAAGTTAGTCCCCACATCTTTCCCTAACAAGTGTGGGTGTAGGAAATTACACTGCGCCCAGAGGTCGAGAGGTGATTGCGTGACAGGGAACCCGGTTAAAATTCTTTTATACTTTGCTTTTTTCCCAAGCTTAATGACGGCTTTTGTGCGTCTTGCTTTCGGGCTTTTGATAGCCGTTGATTCATCGACAGCTAACAGACAAGCCCCCTGGTCCAGAACTTTGTCCAAGTATCGTGTGCCTTTGGGAGTGGAAAGTGCTTCAATATTCATCAGTAATATCCGTAAGTTATTGGTTTCACTAGGTTCTAATAATAATTCTAAATTCGTTTTCTCTTGTTTAGTGGGCGATGGCGTCCATACCACCACATCACGTTCTATTCGCTCTGGCATATGAGCCGGGATTTCTATGGTTGCCCAATTTCTATAAAGTCCTTTGGGGGCAATCACAATAAAGGTATCAATCAGTTCTCGTTCATACAAAATACCTGCGTTATCTATGCAAACTTTAGACTTCCCGGTTCCCATCTCCATAAAGTAGGCCCAGTAGTAAGAGTTCCAGGATTTTTGTAAAACCTCGCCTTGATGTTTAAAAGGTTTCGTTTGAAAAAGATATTTCACGCTTAGGACTCGCGGACCTTTCGTTGCTGCTTTTTAAGCTGCTTAACCAAGGTTTCTTTCTTAAAGCGTCGATCCAGCTCTATACCTATCTCTCGTCCTTTTAATTCTAATTCTTTTTTTGTTAACTTACTAAGATCCTTGGGCACCCTCCGTGTAGGCGTTGCTATCCTGTGTAACCACTCTAAAATTCCTTCTCCCATTAGTATACTCCATGTAGTGTTATAATAAAAAATCATACGCAATATATGGTGAACATAGCACCAAACCAAAGATGACACAAGTAAATTATATTTTTTCTTTACAAAGAATTTGAGATGCGATAAGGTACTTCAATAAGAGAAATGGAGAAGTGGATAATGGCAAATCGCGTCTATGTAGCACAAGAAAACCCCAGAGTTGATATCGTATCAGCGACTAAATGGGGAGAACTTATTCCATTAACAAACCAAGAAGACCAATTACATATGAATACAGGTCGCCTTATACAGCAAATTAAAAGAAAGCTACGCGACTTTGATTCAGATGATTGGTTACTTGCTATAGGAGACCCCGCTATTATAGGTGTAGCATTTGCGATTGCGAGTGATGCTAACTCAGGACAAATACACATATTAAAGTGGGACAAGATAGAAAGACTATATTATCCTGTCAAACTTTCTGTGCGAGGAGGCATTGAAGAACTTAACCCTTAACCTGTAGAGGAAATACTATGGTACAGAAAATAAAAGACGATGTTTGGAAAACGATTACTGCTGATGCAAACGCATTTGAAGGATTATCGACTGAGGGGGGAAAAGAATTGAGCGATTTAGTTCGTCATGCGACTTCTTTAAGCAAGTCTATTGAGACTTTAGACGAAGAAGTTAAGTCCCTAAAAGCCAAGCGTCAAACATATTTATTTGATTTGATTCCCGCAAAGATGTCGGAGATGGGCATGGATAAGGTAGTAGTGGATGGCAATTCTGTCAGTCTTGCTAGCTTTGTTCAGGCTACCATGCCGAAAGATCCGATTGACAAAGAAAAAGCAATTGGACATTTGCGTAATATAGGAGCAGGAGATTTTATTAAAAATCAAGTGCAAGTATCTTTTGGAATTAATGAAGATAATAAGGCTCGGAGTATTCAAGCCGAACTTGACGAGCAAGGCTTAGATACGACAGCTAGAACTTGGGTTGAACCACCGACTTTAAAGAAATTAGTTAAAGAACGCGTTCAACAAAATCAAGAAATTGACTTGGAATTATTCAACGCTTTTGTTGGCCAAGTCGCTAAAATTAAGGGAGAATAACCATGGCTGAACAAAAAGCAGCAAACAAGCAAGACCTTACAAAAGCATTTGAGGCGGATGTAGGGAGCGGATTTGAAGAAGTAACAAGTTCTGATATTCAAATACCTTTTATTAGAATTATACAAGCTTTGAGTCCACAACTTAAAAAAACAGATCCATCTTTTATTGAAGGCGCATCTCAGGGTGACATCTTTAATACAGTTACAAAAAAGTTATGGAATGGAGAAGAAGGCATATTAGTTATTCCTTCGTACTTTCAGCAAAAATTGTTGGAGTTTATCCCTCGTAACCAAGGTGGAGGATTTGTGGGGGAATTAAGTCCTGAGTCTGAGGATGTGCGTAAAGCAGTTCGTGACCAAGATAGTGGGTTAGAACTTTTGGAAAATGGAAACGAATTAGTTCGAACAGCACAACATTATGTAAAAATAGTCCATGAAGATGGAACTCTAGAGAGTGCCATTGTCGATATGAAAAAAACACAATTAAAAAAATCTCGTCAATGGAATTCAATTATGCTTATGACAAAAACATAATGGTGCAAGTTTACCTTCATTTGCTAATGTTTATAGATTAAAATCCGTAGAGGATGGGAACGATAAAGGTTCTTGGCATTCATGGACAGTGAACCATGAGCGACAGGTAGATAGCATTGATTCCTATAAAGATGCTAAGTCTTTACACACTAGCATTAAGAGTGGAGAATTACGTCCGGCATTACCTGTTGATGCCAACTCAGACGAAGTTCCGTTTTAGTTAGGGGAGGAGTGACCCCCGCAAGGGGGTCGCTTTCGTTATGAGTAGTGATGCAAAACGATTCTTAAATCTATTCGGAGGATTTAAAGAAGCACATGGACAGACAGAAGTTTTAAATGGTCAGCGTAATGGCAAGCAGCAGGCAAAAAGTTTTATTGTCCGAAAGCCACTGACTCTTGAACTGATGCAAGAGCACCTTGAAGGAAAACGAGGGGTGGGTAGTATCCCTATAGATGAAAATAATGAATGTTCTTTCGGTGCATTAGACATAGATGATTATGAGTTAGATCACGCCCACATAGTAAAGAAAATTAAAAAACTTAAGCTTCCCCTGACAGTGTGTCGGTCTAAATCAGGAGGAGCACACTTCTATATATTTTTGAAAGAAAAAATTCCAGCAGTAGAATTACGCGACAGGTTAGCAGAATTTGCTTCGGCCCTAGGCTTTGGTCATTGTGAAATCTTTCCTAAACAAGAAGTCGTAATAGTAGAAAGAGGGGATGTGGGAAATTTTATTAATCTTCCCTACTTTAATTCTAAACACACCACGCGTTATGCTATTGATGCCAAAGGGAAAGACATCCCACTACAAGAGTTTTTAGATAAGGCTGAGAAGAACCTTATAAGTAAACAAGAGTTAAAAGAATTACAGCTTGGAGTAAGTCCAACTATTTTGCCTCAAGGACCACCATGCCTTCAACAATTAACAGAATTCGGTGTTCCTGAAGGAGGAAGAAACAATGCCATACTTAATGTAGGACTGTTTTATAAGATGTCATCACCGGGAGATTGGAAAGAACTATTAGAAAAACATAATCAGGATTATTGTAGTCCTCCACTCCCTGCTAAAGAAATCGTCACTATACAGAATCAATTAGATAAAAAAGAATATTTTTATACATGTAAACAAGAACCTTTAAAGAGTCATTGTAATAGAGCCATGTGCCGTTCTAGGAAATATGGAATAGGCAATAGCCAATCTTTTCCCACACTCGGAGGTTTAACAGTGGTCGAGTCTGAGCCTCCTGTCTGGTTTATAGATGTGGATGGGGCTCGGTTAGAATTGAGCACTCGACAATTACAAATGCAAGTGGAATTTCAACGATCGTGTATGGAGCAGATGTATAAAATGCCCGCACGTATGAAGGATGCGGAATGGAGAGATATGGTAGATGTTCTCCTTGAGACAGCCACGCGTATATCGGTTCCTGAAGAATTGACGCAGAAAGGACAATTCCAGGAATTAATGGAATCTTTCTGCACTGCACGACTACAAGCACGGAGTCCAGAAGAGATATCCACAGGAAAACCTTGGACAGAGGACGGGTTTACTTATTTTCGATTAAGTGCCTTACAAGATTTTTTAAAGAGAAATAACTTTACAATCTATACACGCGGTCAGATTACCGAACGATTGAAGGAAATGAATAATGGCGGAACAGCCGATAAGCAGTTTCGTTTTAAAGATAACAAGGATAAATGGCAAACAGTTCGGTGTTGGTTTGTACCAGAAATAAAAAAAGGTGAGATAGAATTACCTGAAGTAACCTTTAAAGCAAAGGATGAGGAGACTCCGTTTTGAAACTTTCGGTTATTCCTATTACTGGGCATGAGGCTAATGACTTCATAAAAAATTTTCATCGTCACAATAAACCGGTAAGAGGTCAGAGATTTTCTATTGGAGCAAGTACCGACAAACTTGTAGGAGTTGCTATTGTAGGAAGACCAATAGCACGATTATTACAAGACGGATTAACAGCCGAAATAACCAGGGTATGTGTTGTAGACACAGCTCCCAAGGGAACATGTTCTTTTTTGTATGGAAGATGTTGGAGAATTTGGCAACAAATGGGGGGCAAACGTCTGGTAACTTATACACTCCAAGAAGAATCAGGAGCGAGTTTGCGAGGAGCCGGATGGAAAATTATGGGGAAAAATAAAGGTGGTGGTTGGGATAGAAAAGAAAGAAAAAGAGATTGGCAACCTATCTATGGTCAATTAAAATTTAGATGGGAGGCTCCTAATGAATGAAATAAAAACAATATTAGGTCCGCCTGGATGCGGTAAGACACAAACAAATTCTAATTTAATTCTGGGATATATAAAAGAAGGAGTTATCCCATCAAAAATAGCTTGTGTTTCTTTTACTAGGAAAGCGGCAACGGAAAGCCGAGAACGAGTGTGTAAGGATGGGGGTCTAACCGAAGAAGATTTACCTTATTTCCAAACACTTCACTCCATGGCTTTTCACGCACTAGGATATAAACGTAATCAAGTTATGGGACCCTCGGATTTCCGTAAGATCGGGGAAGAAACAGGCTTAGAGTTTAGTAAAAAGAGATCGAACGCAGAAAATGATTTTGATTTTGTAGGGCATAAAACAGGTGATTTGTATTTAAACATGTATGTGTTGTCCCGGAACACACTTAAACCATTAAATATTATATTTAACGAAGCACAAAACCACGCGTTATCTTACACCGAACTAACACGTTTTGTTGGGGCCTATGAAAGTTATAAAAAAGCCGAAAAGAAAGTAGATTTTGTGGACATGATAGAACAATTTATAGCACAAAAACCTTTTTTAGGTATAGATGTTTTAGTTGTTGATGAGGCGCAGGACTTATCCACATTACAATGGAAAATGATAAATGAGGTGTTACGCCGCGAGGCTTCCACACAAATATTTACAGGAGATGACGATCAGGCGATTATGCTTTTTCAAGGGGCTGATGTAAAAGCTTTTTTAAATGCAACGGAGAAAAAAGAAGTTTTAAGCCAATCGTACCGGGTTCCTCGAGCCGTACATGAAAAAGCGCAATCAATTGCTGAACAAATTGAAGGCAGAGCTTCTAAAAATTGGGAGCCTACTTCTAAAGAAGGTTCCATAACTTACCATTATAATTTTGCAGATGTTCCTATTGATAAAGGGGAGTGGACAATACTTGCTCGTACTAAGAAGACGTTGAATAAACATGCCGCACAATTAAAGAACGAAGGCTGGATATATCGTCGAGATGGTAAGCCTAGTATTCCGGTAAGAAGTATAGACGCTATTGATAGTTGGACATCTCTATGCAAAGGAGAAGAAATTACTATGCAACAGGCGAGAAATATTTATAGCTACATGAAGGCAGGAGAGGGATTTAAGAGAGGCTATGGTCCACAATCACCAACTAATCTTGATTTAGCGGGAGAATTTCTAGTTAACATGGATTATTTACATAAAGAACTGGGTCTTTTGGTAGATGACAAAAAATTATGGTATCAGGTCTTAGGAAAAATAGGTGAAGCTACGCAAAATTATATTCTTAACGCCCTTAAACGAGGAGATAGGGTAAAGAACCCTCGTATAAAGTTAAGCACTATTCACTCTATGAAAGGCGGAGAAGACGACAATATCTTAATAATCCCAGAATTATCTTTTGCGGCAGATAAAGAATATAAACGTAATCCCTCTACGGAACATAGAGTGTTTTATGTAGCGGTCACAAGAGCCAAGAAACATTTACACATTATGCAACCTAATCCTCAAGAAAGGAATTATGATATATGACAATATGGAATAAAGGAGGGGATTATTACAAAGATTTTTTAATACAGCCTTCACAATTTATTAATAAAAATAAAATTCTTTTTGCCGAGGGAAATGTTATAAAATACATATGTCGGCACTCGAAAAAAGGCAGAAAAGAGGATATTCTAAAAGCTATACATTATTGTGAAATGATTATAGAACGTGATTACGGAGGAAAAGATGTATGAACAAGATTTATTTAATGAACCCACTTGGGTTCCTCCTATAGAACTTCCGGATCTTTCAAAAGAAAAGTTAATCGCTATTGATGTGGAAACCAGAGATCCTCGCTTATTAACCCATGGACCAGGATGGACACGAAAGGATGGCTATCTTATTGGCATAGCAGTGGCTTGTTCTAAGTGGTATGGGTATTTGCCCATTGCTCATGAGGGAGGTGCCAATCTTTCTAAAAGCATAGTTATTGGATGGTTAAAAGACCAGCTTAGACACGGAATGTCTGTTGTGTTTCATAATGCTCAATATGATTTAGGATGGTTGGCCAGTGAGGGAATAGAAATTCCAGGCACTATTCTGGATACCATGATTGCGGCTCCTTTGTTAGATGAAAACCGCTACTCTTATGCTCTGAATGCTTTAGGCTCTACTTATCTTGGAGAAAAAAAGAAAGAAGAAGGATTAAAACTTGCGGCTGCCCAACATGGAGTGGACGCTAAAAAAGAAATGTGGAAACTTCCTGCATCGCGTGTAGCAGAATACGCAGAGAACGATGCTCGTTTAACTTTTGAACTTTGGAATATTTTGCGTAGAAAATTAGGTACCGAGAACTGTGGAAAGATATTAGAACTAGAATTAGCTTTAATTCCTATTATTTTTGCCATGCGTCGTAAAGGAGTACGCGTAGATTTAGAGCAAGCAGAAAAAACAAAAAAGGAATTACAAACACGAGAAGATAAATTATTAGGGGAAGTAAAGAAAGAAACAGGAGTGGACATTGAACCATGGACCGCCACATCTTTGGCGAAAGCATTTGATACATTGGGATTAAAGTATGAACGCACTCCCAAGTCGGATGCGCCAAGTTTTACAAAGCATTTTCTTAAAACGCATCAGCATCCCATAGCGAAAAAGATTTTAGAGATACGGGAATATAACAAGGCGAATACAACTTTTATAGAAACTATCCTTCAGCATCAATATAAGGGGCGTATTCATTGTGAATTCAACCAATTACGATCTAGTGATGGCGGAACAGTAACCGGGAGATTTTCTTCCAGTCACCCTAATCTTCAGCAAGTTCCAGCTCGACATCCAGAAATTAAAGAACTAATACGAGGACTGTTTATTCCGGAAGAAGGATGTCAATGGGGAAGTTTTGACTATAGTGCTCAGGAACCAAGGTGGTTAATGCACTATGCCTCATTGACCCCAGACACAAAGAATAACCCGCGTGTTCAGGAGATTGTAACCTCCTACCAAGAAGATGATATTGACTTTCACCAAATGGTAGCGGACATAGCAGGAGTAGAACGAAATTTAGCTAAAACAATTAATCTTGGTATTATGTATGGAATGGGCATTCGTAAATTAGCCTCTATTTTAGGAGATATTTCTTTTGATGAGGCCAAAACTTTACGCAATGATTATGATGAAAAAGTGCCTTTCATTAAGGCGATTGCCTCCACGGTGATGAGCGTGGCTACCCATAAAGGAGAAATTCATACATTACTAGGAAGAAAATGCCGTTTTCCTATGCGAGAGCCTAAAGGATTTGGAGGATACAAACAAGTTATCCATATGGATAAACTAGAAGAAGAATGGGAAACTATTCAAGCCACCCCTTTAAAAGAACGCGAAAAAGATTGGCGAAAGAAAAATCCTGTCAACTATCAAGTCGCTTTTACCTACAAGGCTCTCAATCGTTTGATCCAAGCATCTTCTGCCGATCAAACAAAAAGAGCGATGAAAGATTGTGTCGACCAGGGTCATTTGCCCATGATTACAGTTCATGATGAATTGTGCTTTTCTGTTGAGGGCAAAGAGCAAGTAACGCAGATCAAAAACACCATGGAAAATTGTTTCCCGGAAATGAGTATTCCCTCTCGGGTAGATGTAGGCATAGGAAAGAATTGGGGAAAGGCTAAGTAATGGATAAGAATTACGAGGGATATTTAAAGACACAAAGAAAGTATCCCACCGTTATTGTAGATAATTTTTTCAAAAATCCAGATATAATTAGAGAGTTTGCTTTATCGTTGCCTTATGAGAGAAACAAAAAAGGAACATGGCCAGACAGACGCTCTCCTCTTTTGCATGAGGTTAACGAGCCTTTTGTTAAATCAATGGCTAAAAAAATATTAAGTGTGTATTTTGACCTAAGATCAAATGAAGTTTTCTGGGATAGTATCCAAATGGGATTTCAAAGAACTAAAGAATTCTCAAGTATAAAAGACAGTTTACAAAATAAAGGATGGATACACATAGATGGTCGAAGAACTTTTGCTGGTCTTATTTACTTAACTCCCAATATTAGTATGGATGCGGGAACAACCATTTACCGATTAAAAGAAGACTATAAAGATTTTAATGTGGAAGATAAACAATTGGAAAGAAAACATTTGTATGGGGATGGTGTGTATAATAAAGACACATACGACAAAGAGATTAACGAACTATATAAAAAGTTTGAAGTCGTTACCGAGGTAAAGAACATCTACAACAGGTGTATTATGTATGACGGACATGAGTATCATACAGCTAGTACCTACCATTCAGAAGGTCAAGAAAGATTAATTCTTATTTACTTTTTTACAAATGTTAGATGCAATCTTATTCCTTTTGATAGAATAATGAACTTTGATAATGAAATAGAAGACACTTTATTATAAATAAAAAAAGAGA